CATAATGCTATATTTAGCAGACAGATCCGACTTAAGATATGCTCGATCCTCGTTATACCAAGTTAAAATGTTTGTTATTGGCATAAGTGAAAAGGCCGGTTGTTGGAAACCAGTCTTAGTTTTTGAATACAGGAAATACTTGTCTAAATCTGCACACATACCTGTTATCACTCCCTCATGAGTAACAAGTTGTGACAATTTAGAATTTTGATCACCTGGAATAGCAGGAGCCAGCCTACTCTGTATTACCTCATTCATCCATAATCTAATGGACATATTATCTTTAAGGTCTACAAATAGATTTCTTCTATATAGCCATGACATCTCAACATTCCCTGTTACCATTGAGCCTAAATCTAGAAGGAGATCTTCGAAATCCTTGCTCCTACTTCTGCTATATCTAAACTTGTCTGCCAATTCAGCTATATAGAATCTGAACTCGGATATAACTTCCTCAATTTCATGAACTTTTGAAGTTGGATCATCAAAAGTCTTATGGGTGGCGAGAATAGATTGGATATTAAGGTAATCATCTACGTCCTTTATAAAATCACTACGGGTCGCGTACGACTTATTCGAATGTTGACTTATGGATATTTGGTTGTAATCGTCAATAACCCAACCTTTAGGTAGCAAAGCAGCTAAAACTAAAGTTATAAGATAAATTGTCGATTTGTGGCTATCGGCATTTGACGTCGATTGCGAAACTAAATCGTATAGGGTGAGGAAATTCATAGGGCCTCTGAACCTTTGATTCACCTTCTTCCTTATATCCAACACGTAAAAGGAGGTTATGACATTTCTACATAATGTTGGGTTAGCTATCACTGTGGCTAGAAATAAGCCAAACTCTGATAGAGACGTCACAGGCTTGCCAAAGTCCTTAAATCTGTGACCCGCGTAACTTTCTGTATGTTTAAGTTGTCTTATCAGATGCAGGATATCTGCGAACTCCATAATACTCACATCCATGATCCTATAACCCTCTGTCATGGCATATCTAATTACATTTAAATTCTTCACATCAGTCCAGTTGTTAAAAAGTTTGTCCTGATTATCGTTAGAAAGTTCGAGTTGTGGATTCGTTACTCTATTGTCTATCATTCTTCTCTCCTATATAGAAAAAATTTTACTTAGGTCTGACAAATTATCTGATGATATTTCCAATTGATGACTATCTTCAGGAAGATTATTCGTATCATCTATTAGACGCCTGCTGTTCGGACTACTTATAGCCAATTTTGATATCGGATTTGACCATTTATCGGGATCAGCATATGCCGTTGGTTGGAAATGTATCTCTGGTTCTATTTGGCCGCTCTTTTTATCACCATTATCTTTAGACGTTATTATAACGCTGGGATTGAACTTAATAAAGGATCTATCACCACTATGAGCTAGTCCTGGTAGTGCCAGCCTCACCCTCGATGACAGCTCAGCGCTATAGAAATCATTAATTATGATATATGTAGTCGTGGACGCCATAGTTCTTGCCCTAATCTCATCTCGAATCGAATCATCGGCTGCGTATTCGTTCCAGAGATATACAGATTTACAACCAGAATATCTAAGAAATGAAGATAGAGATGCCAACCATTGCGGAAATTCATTTGTTAGGTGAGCTTTAGCTGCTTCTACCCCTTTTCTAGACATTAGTGATACTGAATCTAGTATACACCCCTTAGAAACTAGAGATAATACCATAGATAATACTAGGCCATCAGACATGGTGTGCACCCTATGAATCATTCTAACGTGATGCATATCATCTCTATAACCATGCAAAGCGGCATAAGCCATAGATATATCTAAATTAGTATTAGGCTCATCCATTATTATGAAATGGAAGTCCCTGAAAAGCTTAAGAGCCAATGTTGTCTTACCTGATGCTGATAGTCCCACAACAGCCATAAGATAGCCAGGATCATTTTCGTAATCATGTGTGCTATTGTAGCACCAATCGTTTGACATCTGGAACACAGTATACTTGGCATCGGCTAGACGTCTTGAGACCTCTTCATCTATAGCTAGTACCTTTGCTGCTTTAGTCGCATCGTCTGCACCATCATTCAATAATACGTTGTTGAGGCTGCTTATTATTCTATGATAACCCTGGCTTATGTTTCCAAGCGAGCCGTCGTATGTTGGCTCATGTGGACAATATATACCAGAAAGATGATAGAGATAGTTTATCAAGCTTTGTTCATTAAGAACCTCTGATGATTGAATAGGATATCTTGGGTTGCTTAAGTTGAATCGCGTGAAAAAGTTGATTATCACAGCACATCTTATTATGTCTATACGATACCATGTTTTGCTGCTAGCTTTTGTTGAATCTCTGTAAGCAAAGTAGAAAACGCCAAACTCTGGCTGAGATTCTCTGATGGTTAGTATTTTGGATATTAGATCCGCAATTTCCTTCTCATTACTAGCTCCAACTACACTTTCTATTAGTCTCTTATCTAGGTTGGGTATGATACCACCAGATAATCCAAGATTTATTTTTCTCATGTTAATTTATCTCCTCCATTGAGATTTATCTAAACAAGCTTCCATTTTCGCTTATGTTAATACCAGGCCTTATTCTTTCTATAGCATAACTAAAATAGTCATACGGAATAGATAGATATGCTTGATCTAACACTTTTGGTGAGATGTCGTCCTTATCAACTTTATAATGTATTGTATCTGGATCCGACATAAAGAGGGATTCTGCGTAGTTCCAGTTGGAAGTCAATTGGGGTGTATCTGTGACTCTAAACATGTTCATTAGGCTTGAACCTAAATGCCGTACGCATGCGGAATTAAAACGAGCGAACTCCTCTTCAAAACGTGGATGTGTTTGATATAGCTTCATAGCTTCCCAGAAACCATATTCAACGAAACTTTTCCCTGCCCTGAGAGATCTCTCAGAAGATAGCCTTTTCATATGTATGTTATCTATGTTAAGAATTGGGATAACATCTGAACCGTCCTTCATGAAGTTGTATCCTATGAAAGTAGCCTGATCCTCATGTGTTATAGGAATGTTCAGCTCGGATGTCCATTTAGGCAAGCTTTCCTTGAATGAAGACAGATCTTTTTCAAAACGGAAACAAATAAGATTATCATCGCCACACGATAGAAGCCTTACGTAGTCGGAGTTTCCTTTCCATAACTCATCACAGAATTGACTTAGCTCTTTTCTATCCTTAAATACTCTGAATATCATAGAAGTTACCATTGCTAATCCACAAAGCTTG